CCGAACAGTAGGCCGTGAATCCGCTGGACGTCGTTCTCCAGCGTCGTCTGCTGGCCCTGCTGCTGCATCGTCACCAGCAACTGGTGGATCGCCATGCGCTTGACCAGTTCGGGCGACCCGGGCTTCAGGTCCCGCGTGCGGCCCGTGCCCAGGCCCGGGTGCCGGGAGTACACGAGGTCCATCTGGGCCTCGAACTTCTCCGCCTCCGTCGCCTCCGTCTTCGCCAGGACTTGCTGGAGCCTGTCCTCCAGGGCCTTCGTCTTCTTCCGCTCCGCCAGGACGATCTTCTTCATCCCGGCCAGGAACTCCGGGTCGTACTGCGCCGCGTCGAACGGCAACTCCACGTCCTCGTCTTCCGGCGGTGCCTGCTGCTGGGCGGGGGCGGCCGGGGCCTGCTGCTGCGCCGGGGCCTGGTGGACGCCGTCCCGCGACCGCTGCTTCGACATCTCGGTCCGGATGTACCACTGCAACCGGTCCGGCGGCGTCACCGCCATCGACTCCGCCGACAGGCCCAGGTCCCGGCCCATGTCCAGGATGAACTGGTCGTGCTGGTACGTCTGCTGCTGCGGGGCCTGCTGCTGGCCCGCCGCGGGCGTCACCGTGTCGCCCGCGGCATCGCCCGCCTGCTCGCCGACGTCCATCAGGTCGCCGGGGTCCACGAACTCGGCGGGCCGCTCCTCCTCCGCGGGAACCGTGACGGTGCGAGTGTGCGTCTTGACGCGGACCTTCTTCTTGACGACCGCGGGCTTCGCCGCGGACGCGGGGGTGTGCTCGGTGACCTCTTCGGCCTTCTTGGACTTGCTCGCCACGTTACGACTCCTTTACTCCAGAGTTAAAGCCGTTCTGCGCTGGTTACAACCGCCGTCGCGTCACGGCGCCCCGATCAGGTACTCCACCTGGCACGCCGCCGTGTCCGCGATCAGGTACGGGGCGGTCACGTCCGGGCCGAACTCGAACAGGGCGAACGCCCCGGGCCGGACCTTGACCGCGTCGTCCCCGCCGCTCGCGAACCGCACCGTGACGAAGTTCGTCGCGTCGCGGTTGACGATGAAGCACATGCCCAGGCTCGCCAGCGTGCCCAGTTCCATCGCCTCCTCGGTGAGGCCGACGTTGTGCTTCACCTTCGCGTGCAGTTTCGTCGTCTGCGAAATCGCCTTCTCCGCGACGTCGAGGAACTCGTCGGTCCCCTCGGAGTCGCGGAGCGAGAAGAACCCGCCGACGCGGATCTCGTTAGCCATCGCCGTAGCCCCCGTTGTTGTCGTGGAAACCGGTCGCCCTCAACGCCTCGCGGCGGTGTGCCCGCGATTCGAGGATCGCCTCCCCGCTCGGCGTGAACTCCAGCCTCACGCCCTTCTTCGCCGCGGCCGCCGTCGCCGCCTTCACCTGCTTCGGGTGGACGCCGAGGCCCTTCGACAGGATCGGCCACTTGCTGTTGGCCGCCATGAACCCCGCCCGCTTGGGCTTCTTCATCGCCCTGTCGAACTCCGCCTTCGGCACCTCGCGGCCGTCGATGACGTAGACGGTGGTCAGCACCCACTCGCCGTCCTCGCCCACCCGCCGCACGGTCCTGATCTCGCCCTTCACTTCAACACTCCCACCCGAACGGGGGCACACCCCTTGTCCGGGCGGTCCCGCTCGAAGTACGCCCGACACCGGGGACACACGCGGACACGCGTCGGGTCGGGCGACAGGAACGTGTGTTCGCTCTTGCCGACGCCCAGGCAGCGGACGCGGACGCGCACGGCCACGACTGCCACCCGGGGCCTGGCCACTACTGCAACCCTCCCGGGGCCTCGGGCTGTTGGGCCATCATCTCGGCCACGAGCTGCTTGTCCTGGCCCATCCGCGTCGCCTCGGACGTGTTCTCGCGGACGTGCGTCGTCGTCGAGTCGCCGCCCGGCTGGGGCAGGTCGCCGCCCTGGTCCCCGCCCTGCGGAGTCACCGGGTCCGACACCGTGAGGATCTGGAGCAACTCCGGCGTGCCGAACAGCTTCGCCCGGAGTGCGACGTAGGCCGCGAGGTCGAAGAACACGCCCTGCTGCGCCATGACCGGCGTCATGGGCATGACGATGTTCATCACGAACTGGTCGATCTGCTCGCCCTTCTGCTGCGGCGTCACCGGCTGGAGCGAGTACGGGGACACCCGCAGCCGCAGCTTCTCCCACGGCACCCGCACCCGCGCCTCCGGCGTCACCACGCGGTCGATCCCGACGTGCGGCGTGTCCGGCGGGCTGAAGTGGTCGGTCATCTCCAGGTCGGGGTGGTGCCAGTAGTACCACAGCAGCGCCTCGCCCACGCCGCCCACGAACTTCACCGTCACGTCCTGCATGTCCTGCATGATCCGCGACGCGTTCGCGTTGAGCATCTTCTCCTGCGCCGCCGTCTTCGCCTGCGGACTCAGGCCGCCCATCGTCTCCAGGTTCCCGGCCTGCCGGCTGAACAGGTCCCACATCTGCGTCGCGAACGCGAAGTTCTGCGGATTCGGACCCGGGAACGACAGCGGCTTCACCGCGTCCACGTTGTCCACGCCCACCATCTGCCCGTCCATCGCGTCCATGATCCGCTTGCCGTCCTCCTCCGTCTTCCGGTTCGCGATGGTCAGGTCCTTCTGCCGCTCCGCCTGGTTCGCGAGCTTCCGCATCAGCTTGTTCGCCAGTTCGTCCGGCTCGATCAGGTCGCTCACCGGCGGCTTGGGGATCGCGTTGTCCGGCACCAGACCGTAGCCCAGGAAGTGGTACGGGCCGCACGGCGGGCCGATCCACTCCTGGACGTCCAGCGGCTCCACGTCCTTCATCGGCTGGCCGCTCTCGTCCGACGCGAACGTGACCACGATGCCCCGCGACGGGATGTAAATCTCCCACAGGTCCACCATGTCCTGCCATTCGAGGCGGCCCATCGCCGCCTCCTGGCCCTGCCCGAGCTGCTTCGACCTGTCGTCGCCCTGCTCCGTCTCCGGCATGTCCACCGAGGGGGTCAGCTTGTACTTCGGCTTGTACTGATCCTCCGCCGCGTCCAGCGGCACCCGGTACCGGTGCCCCACGAACCCCGCCTCGTCCAGCGACCGCGCGTTCCGGTCCGCCACGAAGTCGTCGAACGACACCACCCGGGCGAACGGCTTGCCGACCTTCAGACCCCAGCCCGACCCCACGCTCTCCGAGGGCGTCGCCAGGGCCACCTTCACGATGCCCATCAGGAAGATGCCGTCGTAGACCGCCCGCTGGAGGACGTCGTCCAGCCGCGCCACCTCGATCTCGTCGTTCACCCAGTTCTCCGCGACGTCCACGTCCCGCCTCGCCTCCTTCGCGAACGTGGACAGGCTGAACCGCGGCACCTTCGCCACGAGCTGGCGGACCACCACCTTCGCGTACAGGCTCAGGAGGTTCGAGATCCGCCTGGCGTCCGCCGCCGGCTGGTCCGCCCCCCAGTGGTCGCCCGCGTACTGGCGGATCGCGAAGTTCCGCTCCTCGCGGAACGTCTGCCACGCCTGGCGGCAGGCCTGGATCGAGTCGATGAGCCGGTCGTAATCGACCGGCCGGCGAGAACTGCGTGCCATCTCGTCCCCCGTGTGGGGCGGGCGTCACCGTGACGCCCGCGGTTACAACAGCCTCACCGCCTCCAACACCGTCTGGCTGGCGATCATCAAGGCCCGCGACGCCGCCGGGATCTTCGAGTTCGTGAACTCGTCCCAGTGGATCGCCACGTCCTGCCCCAGGACCTTCCTGTCGCCGCCCGCGGTCGTCACCTCGCGGGAGATCCGGAGCCGCAGCCCCGCGAGTCGGTCGGTCGGCTTGAGTTCCCGCCCCAGAGGCCGCGGGTTGATGAGTTCGTGTTGGAAGGTGAAGCCCAGCGGCAGGAGCTTCCGCTCCAGCACTTCGAGCAACTCCGCGACGTACTGGTTGACCTCGTTGAACTTGCTCACCCCCAGGACTCCTTTCGCCGCCGCTCCTGCTCCCACATCGCCCGGCGGCCGGCGAGTGTGTTCGGACCCGGTTCGTCCTTCTTCGCCCGGTCCGCCAGCGAGGGCCGCCCGGCCCCCAGTTCCGCCGCCATCTTCCACGCGAGTGCGTCCGCGATGACGCGGTCGCCGTGGTTCTCACGCGCCCCCGAGGGGTCGTCGCGGCTGGCCTCCCCGCCGTGCTCGACGTTCCCGCGGTCCGTGTAGACGAACTTCAGGGTCTCTTCGAGGGCCTTCCCGGAGTAGTTGACGAACTGCCCCGAGGCGAGTGCCGAGCGGTACTCTTCGAGGAGGAGTCGCTTGGATTTGGGGTGCGGGTACCAGCCCGGCGTGTCCGACACGACGACCTCTTCCTTGAAGTCGTTCACGTTGTAGTACACGCGGCGGTAGCCGCTCTCGATCACCCGCTTGCCGAACAAGAGGCCCGGCCCGTGCTGCTCCCACGCGAAGTACGCGTTCCGGAAGACCCGCCCGAGGGCCGCCGCCATCACCCCCGCGTCCTCCGGCACCACGAACGGCGAAGCCCACTCCGCGAACTTCTCGCCCGTCTCCACCCGGCACACGCTCACGCACGTCGGAGTCGCACCCGTCCCCGCCGCCACGTCCGCCCCCATCGCGTACTCGCCCGGCGGGACCTCCATGTTCGGCCCCGGCGTGAACCACAGCCGCAGCCACCCGGCCGGCGACTCCACCAGCGACAGCGGCTCCCCGCTCTCCCGGTCGTAACGCAGGTCCCCCACCCAGTCCGGCGGCCGCGCCACCGTCCGCATGAGCTGGTGGACCACCATCGGCTGGAAGAACTGGCTCCCCGACCCCTTCGCGTCGATGTCCAGGTCCATCGCCACCTGACGCGGACTCCCGCGGCGGGGGACCTCCGCGTCGTACCAGGGCGAGCGGACGCCCGGGAACGGCCCGCCGGTCGGGGCCTCCGACAGCACGAACTTGAACCCCGGCGGGTACAGGTACTTCTTGTCCAGCACCTCGATCTGGTTCGTAGCCGGGTCGAACCGGTACAGGCCCGGGTTCTTCTTCGGGTGGGCCGACCAGTGCATCACGAGCTTCTTGAACAGCCCCGACGTCGCGATCCGGTACGCCGCCGTCCCCACGCCCGTGTGCGTGAAGTTGAACACCCGGTTCTTCGTCACGTCCGCCGTCTTCCCCAGGACCTCGTCGTCCTCCGCGATCTGCGAGAACTCGTCGATCAGCATCCCCGTCGCCCGGCCGCCCA